TGATTAATCGATTAAATAATACGGGTGATTGGACAGCATTCTACCGCAATATGGAAAGGATAGAATCAGATGAATTTATCAAGCCAGTCAGTCGGTATAAACACTAGAATGACACGATTTCTGTATTGCATGGATTGTCAGAAGTGTGTGTCAAGTGCGTATCGAGTAGTGAGTGACGATGATGCTGATAAATCATTAGTTGTACGCGCACTCATTATATGTCCAGCTTGTTTTGAGAAGAATTATAATTATAAATCAGATTGTAATAAATCATGATGAAGGAACTGATTTATAAGTTATTCAGGCTTGAATTACCTGTCTGTAAAATATGTGAGACTCTACGTGAGCAACTTGATAAAAGTGAGCGAGAACGTACTGAATTACTCCATAGATTATTAGATAAGGACAAGCCTGAATCTTCTATTCAATTAACAGATGAATTGAAATCAATTCAGCCAAATTTCATTCCCTGGCGAGTTAAGCAGCAATTACTCGAAGCTGAAGATAGAAAAAAGGCTGAGTTAATGAGAAATAAGGATAAGGAAATTAGTGAATTAGAGAAAGAGTTAGGGATAACTCAATGATTCAAATTCTATTAGTTTTAATCGTCATTGGATTAATTCTCTATTTAGTAGAGAGATTTATTCCAATGAGCGAGCCTATTAAAATAATTATTAGAGTTCTCGTAGTTATACTTATCATTCTTTATTTAGTTCAGGCATTTGGCCTATCTGATTTACCTGCTCCGAGATTGAGATAATATTATGGGTGTCAAGAGCGTATTAAAAAAAGTAGGTAAAATAGGGTTAAAGGTTGCACCATATGCAGCTATGGCTATACCTGGAGTTGGGCCATTAGCATCTATGGCTATAGCTGGTGGTACAAGTGCGTTAAGTAAGAAATTAGAAGGTGGTAGTTGGAAAGATGCTGCATTAGCTGGTGGAATTGGAGCAGGCACATCATTAGCTTTAGGAAAGATACCTATTAAAGGATTAGGGCCAAGTTCTCCAACTAGTTATGTGAAAGATGCAGTAGCTAAAACTGCATCTAAATCTCTAGGAAATTCAACTAAAAATGTATTAGGTAATGTATTGAGTTCTGTTGTAACTAAGGGACAAAATACTACTGGTGGATATAAGGGCGCGTTAGAAGGTATGATGAATAATCCTATGATGAATGCATCATCTAGTGATTCACCTAATATGCCTAATAGAACTCCACCAATTAATGAGTCTGATTTATATAATCAATCTAATCAAGTTGCACCTAGAAATGGAATGATGAGAGGATTAGGTCCAGTCATGGGTAGAATGGATCAAAATAATCCTAATTTAGCTGAATCTATTGGGGCTGGTAGACAGAATGCAATGAGAAATCAGCCATTTAGAGGAGGTTATGATGTAAATTATTTAGGTTCTGATGATGAAACTCCATATGTAGCACATATGCCATCTATTTTTCCAAATACTAGAAATAGAAAGTTGAATCAGAATCAGGTTAGTCAGTAAATGGCTAAAGAACTTGACGACGATATTAAATCTCTTCTGAAAAGTATAGTTGACCACTTTGATGACGAGGACCGTGGAGTCAGAGATAGACAGATTCGTCAGTGGAGACGATTAAAGTTATTATGGGAAAATGTTCAACATACCTATTACAGTGAAGTTGCACATGATTGGCGAGTACCTCAAAACGAAATTCAAGATACTGATCAGGGATACTACGACAAGCCAGTTAACATTTATCGAGCCTATCTCGAATCAATCATTGCTGCACTCAGTATCACTGTTCCTTCTATTATCTGTTATCCTGATGATGCTGATAATGCGTTAGACATAGCTACTGCTAAGGCTGGAAATAAAATTGGTGAGTTAGTATTCAAACATAATGATGCGCCCTTATTTTGGTTACACGCACTATTTGTATTTGTCACAGAAGGAATGACCGCGTGTTATGCATATGCTAAAGAAGATGAAGCATATGGAACATATGATGTAAAAGAATATGAAGATGTGAATGAAACACATCAACAAACTCTCTGTCCATTATGTCAAGCGCAGATGGCAGATGATGAAATTGTGCAGATTCAAGAAGATAAATTTAATCCTGATGATTCTGATGCTGGTATTAATGCAGCAATAGATGATGGATTAGAATTATGTCCTGAGTGCGCTCAGTATGTCATACCAGATAGAATTAATCAGACTTCTACAATTACGAGATTAGTTGGAATTACTAAACATCCTAAATCTCGTATCTGTATGGAAGTTTATGGGGGCCTATTCGTTAAGGTTCCTGTATGGGCACGTAATCAGGCTGAATGTTCATATCTCATTTATTCATATGAAACACATTATTCTAATGTTTTAGAAAAATATCCGCACTTACGAGATAAAATTACTAAAGGTTCGGCTCAGTATGATATTTATGAACAATGGGGTAGAACATCACCTCAATATCATGGTGAACAACCTATAAATAATGTTACAGTGCGTAATTGTTGGATTAGACCAAGTGCGTATAATATATTGAATGAAGATGACACAGAATCACTTAAGAAGCAGTATCCAGATGGAATTAAATTAGTTGTAATTAATGATTTCGTAGCTGATGCGATTAACGAATGTCTCGATGATAATTGGACACTTACATATAATCCTTTATCGGACTATATTCATTTTGATCCGATTGGGTCTTTATTAACTTCTGTACAAGATATTACTAATGATTTAGTTTCTTTAGTTTTACAGACAGTTGAACATGGTATACCTCAAACATTCGCTGACCCTAAAGTATTAAATTTTAATGCTTATAGACAATCAGAAGTAATTCCAGGTGGAATTTATCCAGCGACACCTAAATCTGGTAAACCTCTCTCTGAAGGTTTTTATGAGGTTAAGACAGCAACATTAAGTCAGGAAGTATTACCATTTTCACAAAAGATTCAAGAAATGGGTCAAGTAGTTTCAGGTGCGTTACCAAGTTTATTTGGAGGTCAAACATCAGGAAGTAGAACAGCCTCTGAATATAGTATGTCACGCGCGCAAGCTCAACAGAGATTACAGACAACATGGAAAATGTTAATGGTATGGTGGAAAACTATATTTGGTAAAGTTATCCCCATGTACATTAAAGAAATGAAAGATGATGAGAAGCAAGTTAAGAAAGATGAATTTGGTAATTTTCTCAACGTATTCATCAGAATGTCAGAGTTACAGGGTAAGATTGGAAATATTGAATTAGAAGCAAATGAGAATCTGCCTATTACATGGAATCAGCAAAAAGATGCAATAATGGAATTATTTAATCTCAATAATGAGGCTATTATGGGCACGCTTATGACGCCTGAGAATATGCCTTATATTAAACGCGCAATTGGATTAAATGATTACATTATTCCAGGTGAAGATGATAGGCAGAAACAATATGAGGAAATTCAATTATTAGCCAATAGTGAACCTATTGAAATACCTGTTGATCCAATGATGGCACAACAAGCCATGATGATGGGTCAACCTCCTCCAATGCCTCAAAGAGTTCCATCTATTGAACCTGATTTTGATGTAGATGACCATCAATTAGAATCTGATATTTGTCGTAGATGGTTAGTAGGTGATGCTGGTAGATTGTGTAAGTTAGAGAATCCAGCAGGATATGAGAATATATTATTGCATATGAAAGTTCATCAAGACATGATTATGCAAAAACAGATGCAAATGCAGATGCAACAGATGCAGGCTCAGATGGCGATGATGCCTCCACCTCCACCTGATAATTCTAATAATAAAGATAATAAGAAACCTCCACAGAAAAATGCTGGAGTTCAATTAAATCAAGGAGTTGAAAGTGTTCCAACTGTTCAATAAATATTACTCACCTGATGATTCTGGTGGAATATCTGATTCTGGTGATGCTAAATCAGAAGATACATTTGAATTACTCAATACTGAAGAACCTGCTGAGACATTAGATTTAGATGAGTCTGAATCTGATGAGACTGATGAAAAAGTAGAAGAATCAGATGAACTTAAAGAAATTGAAGATGAATTAAAAGATGAAGAAGAACCTAAAGAAGAAGATTTATTAGAATTAACTACGCCTGTTAGACGGAAAGAAATATTAGCTAAATATCCTAAATTATTCAAAGATTTCCCATATTTAGAAAAAGCATATTATCGTGAGCAACAATTTACTGAGATTTTACCAACAGTAAATGATGCGAAAATAGCTGTTGAGAAGGCTAGAATTCTCGATGATACTGAACAGCAGATATTAAGTGGAGATATTGGTCAGATATTATCTGCGGTAAAGAATAATAATCAGGAATCGTTTAATAGAATCGCAGATAATTATCTTAATACTATTAGAAGTGTCGATCAAGGTGCGTATTATCATATTTTAGGTAATGTGATTAAAGATACCATCATTACGATGGTGAAAGAGTCACGCGCGCTTGGTGAACAAGGCACACCATTACAGGCTGCTGCTAACATATTAAATCAGTTTGTATTTGGTTCACAGAATTTCACTCCTCCAACATCATTATCTAAGCGCGTGTCTAATGATGAACAAGTGAGACAAAGTGAATATCAGAGACAGAATCAGGAAATCTTTAACGAGAGATTTACATCAGTTAAAGATGATTTACAGAGTAAAGCTGATAACGTATTAAAATCTACCATAGATGGTCATATTGATCCAAATGGATCTATGACTAACTATGTGAAATCACATGCGACAAAAGAAGCATTCGATAACTTAGAAGATTTAATCTCAAAGGATGCTAGATTCAGGTCATTATTAGATAAATTGTGGCAAAAAGCATTTGAAACTAATTTTGATAAAGATTCTACCAATAAGATTAAATCTGCGTATCTTTCTAAAGCAAAAACGCTGTTGCCTAGCGTAATTAAAAAGGCACGAAATGATGCTTTGAAAGGTATGTCACGTAATAATGAATCTATTGAAGAACGGCCTATTAAAAAAGGCCCAATTACACCGGGAAAATCCACATCCCCTAATTCTAGTGGAAAATATCGTAAAGCAAGTGATATTCCTCGTGGTATGACCACACTAGATGTTTTAATGAAAGATTAGGGGATAATAACATGGCTGTTGCCGAAGCTCAAGTTGCTGCATTAGAGTTAGAGAAAGTAATTCCTAAAATTCGAGTCTTATTCGAGAGAGATGATAAGTTTTATTCTACTATCGCAAAACGAGATGTAGAAAAAATCTCTCATAGACAGATGCGCGTTCCATTAGAGTTACGTCCTGGTGGCGCATTTCAATACTTCGATCCAAATGGTGGAGATTTGGGTCGAGGTGGTGGGCCAACCTTTGATAAGGCTGTGTTGAATTCAGTATTTTTGAGTGAAAATATTGAGTATACGAAGTTAACTCAGTGGGCCACTGATGATGCGCGTAAGGCTATTGTTAATTCTGTTCGTAGATTAACAGCCACAGCATTAGATGAGATGCGTAGACAGTTAGATAGTCAGATGATGCAGGCTGGTGACGGAGTAGTTGGAGTAGTGACAACTGATACACCTGCTGGCGGTTCTAACGTAATCTCTCTCGCTACTGATGGATTTGGAGCGAGATTAGTTAGATTTGGTCAGACTGTTCAGGTATTTGACACTACTTTAACAACGAATAAGGGTAGTGCGACGATTACATTCCATGATGTGGAGAATAAGATTATCAATCTGACTCCACAGATTGCGGGTGTAGGTGCAGGTGATAAATTAGTCACTGCTGGTATTAGTTCTCCATCATCTCTCCCAGGTTTGTTTGGAGTTCCATATCATCATTCTAATGCATCATCTGGAACGTGGTTAGGATTCTCTCGTTCGACTACACCTGAAATTCGAGCGAATCGAGTCAATGCAGGTGGTGCGGCATTAACCTTACCATTACCTCGTTTAGCTATGAATAAGGCAGGTAATCGAGTAGGTATTGAGAATACTTCCTCACCGCGCGCTTGGACTCATCCATGTCAGCAACAG